TGCTCAGCAGCTTAAGCCTCTATTAAAGTCTCAGAAGCTTGAAGACCTATACTGGTATACACAAGTTCCTTTGGCAAAAATATGCCACTTGCTAGAAACAACTGGAATTCATACAAGCGGCAGGCGAGCCACAGAAGTCCGCGTCAGACTATTAGCAGAGATAGCAGAACTAGAATCCACCTTACCCGAAGGTCTTAAACCTTATGATAAATCCATCCGTGTTCGCCAACTTGCTCCGAAGGGAACTCTTGGAAAATCAGGAAAGCCTATCAAGTACATCCATGTCCCCGGAACTGAGAGAATTTGCCCTTGGTCTAGCCCAAAGATGGTCGGACACTTCTTATATGATACACTTAAACTTCCTGAACAGCTCCACGCAAAAACCAAACAAGTATCCACCGATAAAATAGCTTTAGACAAACTCTTCAACCGAGCAAAGCTTCCCGAAGACAAAGCCGCAATAAACGCTGTCCGTAAGCTACGAAGCCTAGATGAACTAGCCTCCAGCTTCATAAAGGGGATGAAAGACGATGATGGAAATGAAATCCCAATCAGAGATGGCAAAGTCCTGCCGCACTTTTCTCCTTATGGAACAAGTGGTGGTCGTCTGTCTTCTAGTGGACCTAACATGCAGAACCAGCCTCCTGCCGCTCGCTTTATCTATATACCTTCTAACCCTGATTGGTGCCTCATTGAGGGCGACTTTAGCCAAGGAGAAAACAGGTTAACAGCCTGGTATGCTAATGACCAAGAGAGATTACAACGACTTTCAACGGCGGGCTTCTCGGAGCATAAGCTTAATGCGCAGATATTTTTTAACGTCCCCTACGAAGAGGTTGTCAAAGACAATTCTCCTGACGCGCCTTACGGACGAGCTAAGAAGCTTACACATGGTATTAACTACGGAGAAGGCCCGCGTAAGATAGCAATGAACCTAGACCTTCCTGAGAAGGATGTGAGGGATTGGTTATTCAAGTGGCGCGCAGCAAACAGGCCAACAGTTGACTGGATGGAGAAAGTCTCCAAGGAAGCAGAGCACTCTGGAGTCTTAACCAATGTGTTCAGCCGCAAGAGATGGTTCTGGACTAACCGACTATACGGAGAGTCCCTAAGCTTTCTCCCCCAGTCTACACTAGCGGATATAATGCACCGCGCAGCAATCGGCATGATGTATGAGAGAATCAACTGGCCTGTTGAACTAGCTTTAAAGGCTTCACCAGTTCTATCTCCATTACCTTATCCAGCTAAGTTACTTTTAAATGTCCACGACTCTTTTGTCTTAGAGGCTCCTAAAGAGTTAGTACCTGAAGTTATTAGGTGTGTTAGAGCTGTAATGAGCCAACCTTGGCCCCACTTAGGCGGCTTCAGTGTACCAGCAGAGTTTAGCGTAGCAGCCCCCGGTGATAGTTGGGGGGAGACGAAGAGTTACAAATTGGAGGATTAATGCTAACTATAGATGATGTGTTTAAATTGATTACACAGGAACGAGGGTATCAAGATGGCTTTTATGTACCCGGAGAAAAACTTTCGAGTGGCGTTACCCGACGTGAACGAGACTTGGATGTGACTTCTCACCTAGTTCTTCTTGACTTGTATATCAATAAAGCGAAAGTGGATTGGAACGTAAAGGGAGATAACAAACCTGCACTAAAGCAAATTGCTAAGATTGCAGCTATAGCGGTTCGTGCACTGGAACGTGCAGGTGGAAGTGAAGCTCTATTGACTGAGGGGTTACGATAATGAAACCAGGAACCGTAGCTTGCTTAAGAACTACAGGTGAGCTTTGCATAGTCATCAGAGATGCTCAGGCAGATGGTGGAATGGTGTTTGTTCGCCGCCCCCTAATGAGCCACGAGAATGGCATCCAACACTCAGAGGATACCTTCTTCCCCTTTGAACTCGAAACAGTAGAAGAACATTTGAGGCACGAAGCCAAGGAAATGCTCCTCAAGACTCAAATCCAAGAGGAGATGATGGCCGAGATGGACAATGCTAAGAAGAGTAAGATTGAGAAGATGTTGGTTAACTGATGGGAACTACCTTTCCTGAGTCTGCATATAATCCAGTGCTAGCTAAAGCGGCAAGAGAATACATAGGTTTAGATAACCTAGAGTATCCAGTAACCAACCACAGCCCCGCCGAGCAAGCCTTTCGCGAGTATGAACACGAACGCTGGGAAGAACAACCGGAGCGTTGGGCACCCCTCATCAATCTGGAACAACTCCAAGCCCGTCCTAACCTAGAGATAGAATACTACGTCCCCGATTTCATTCCCGTGGGTGCCAAGACCATTCTAAGTGGAGCACCCAAGTGTGGGAAAACTATTGCCCTCTTACATATGTTAAAGGCTGTGACGGAGGGTGGAACCTTTCTAGGGAAGAACTGCCCACCCACTAGGGTCCTAGTACTCAGTGAACTTACTGAAATGGAATTCAAGAGACAGGTAGAAGAGGTTCCTGGTTTGATGGGGAATAAGAATTTCTATGTTCTCCTGCCGGAAGAAACTCCACAACACATACGAACCTGGGAAGATACAATTGAGTTCGCTGATAAGATGTTAGCTCTTACCAAGTCTAAGATTCTAGTTATAGACACCTTTGGAAGTCTAGCAAAGCTACCACCGGGAGGAGAGAATGACTCTGCTACAATTCAGAATACAATTAATCGCTTGAATAGTCTCTTCAAGAACAGATACTTATCCATTGTCTTAACCCATCACAATCGAAAGAATAACGAGAACACCGGGGGCCAAAGTTCTTCTATTAACTCAGCTCGTGGTTCCTCTGCCTTTGTAGGCGCTGCGGGTAATCTAATCTTTATAGAAGCTTTAGATAAGTCCACGAAGCGTAAGTTCTCTTTCTATGGTCGGTACTTAAATGGAGTAGAGCGTAGTCTGTATCTCGACGAGGGTCAGTACAAGGAAATACCTTATTCAAATTTTGGAGCGGCTCTTAAAGGATAACATGGCAGATAAAATTAAAACTTGCGTAGCAGACTTCGACAAGCACTACCCGCTCTATGACAAGCCAACGTGGGAGGCTGAACTTGACTTTCTTAAGCAAAATCCGCCTGATGTTTATATTTTTGGTGGTGACCAATTTCATTTCGATGAAATTTCCCATCATACTAAGGGTAAGCCTTTATACAGGACTCGCCGTGCTTATGCCAATTCTATTGAGGGATTTGAGCGTGATATACTTAAGCCTTTGGAAGGTGTACTTCCAAAAGGATGCGAACGAATCTGGATTATTGGAAATCATGAGCGATTTGAACAAGACCTGATTGAGGAGCATCCAGAACTAGAGAACGTCATTGACCACGTTCGTTTGCTTAAGCTCGTTGAACGGGGATGGAAAATCATTCCTCTGGGACATGCTTATACTCTTGGAAAGTTGAAGGTGATTCACGGGGAGGTGTTAAGTGGAATTGGTAACCAATGCGGAATATATCCGGCAAAGAAGGCAGTTGAAACGTATGCGTGCAACGTACTTGCGGGACATACGCACGCTCCACAGACTTACACAAAAATCTCCCCTGTTGAGGACATCAACAAGTGGCAAGGCTATATCAGCCCAACTTCGGGTAGCGTTAATCCATCTTATCTTCGCAACAGACCAACTGCGTGGCTTCATGGAATCAATGTCATTAACGTCTTTCCAAACGGGCAATACAACTACTATTCTATAATAATCCACAAGGGCAGATTCGCCTACGCAGGAAAACAATACGGAGGGAAGTAATGGGAAAGCGTTTGAATATTGGCCTAGATGTCGATGGGGTAATCTCTGCATTTGTCCCTGCTGCTCGTAAGCTTTGCAAGCAACTCTTCAACGGTAGGCCAGATGATGCGTTGGTTCAAACCTCGTGGGCATTCGACTCATTGGGTATTACACCTGAAGAAGAGAACAAACTCTGGCGTAGGATTGATGCTATTCCAAACTGGTGGTTAGATCACAAGCCAATGGATAACACAGACCTACTCCCTCAACTCTGTGAGAAGCATCGTGTGATCTTTATCACTAACCGTAAAGATGGAACGGGTTGGCCTATTGAGGATCAAACTAAGGTTTGGTTGAAGAGGAACTTTGGGCTTAACAATGTGAATGTGATTATCTCGGATAGGAAAGGTCCTGTAGCTCTTGGATTGAAGCTTGCCTATTGGCTAGATGATCGTCCGAAGAACGTAACAGAGGTAATTGCTGCGTCTCCTGAAACTAGAAGCTTCCTGTACAACGCGACGTATAATCAGGAATGCCTTGGAGTGGATAGAGTTGAGAATCTTAATGACTTTATTAGAATGATCTTGGAGGAATCTGGATGCCAACAATCATAGGACTCGGTTACAAAGCCCGTCAGGGGAAAAACTACGTTGCTAATTACATGCAGGAGTATAATCCTCAGGTTCAGATTTATGCCTTCGCCGACGAACTAAAACTCTACTGCAAGGAGCATCACAATGAACTTGAACCCCAGTGGCAATTGGCCCACCAAACGAAAGCACACCCTGCGTGGAAGGCTGATGCTATTTACGGCTGTACACCTATACTCCAGTGGTATGGCACTGATGTCGCTCGCAAGGAAAATCCAAATGTTTGGGTTCAAGCTCTCGATAAACGCTTATCCCGTGAAGCTCCCGAAATCGCAGTAGTCACTGACGTAAGATTTGAAAATGAAGCGAAGTACATCAAAGAAAAAGGCGGATACCTTGTGCAGGTGATCCGCCGAAATGCTGATGGAACTCAGTTTGTTGATTCAGGCCGTGACCCTAATCATATTAGTGAAACAGCTTTAGATGCTTATGGAGGCTTCGACTTTATAATTGAAGCCAAAAATGGAGAGTTGCACAATCTTAAAAGACGCTCGATAGGGGTGCTGAATGCTATTCACTTTGATCAATTTAGGCCAGAGGAGTACAAAGAGCTTACTTACGTGGATGAAGCGGGTGAATTTAGTGAAGCTATTTTTGACAGCTTTATTGATGCTGATGGGAACTACAATGTTCCCCCTGACTCCGACAGCACAGGCTTCAAGTCCTGATGTTCTAGGACCTGTGCAGGACCAAGTAACCTGGATGATGAGTAGTTGGTATGGAGACGAATCAGGTTCCATAATGGCTAACGGTAAACCTTATAATAAAATGGCTATGACTGTAGCTCATAGGACCTTACCCTTTGGGACTCATCTCTTGCTCATTAACCCCACCAACAATAGAGGGGTAATAGTCACTGTGACAGATCGGGGGCCGTTCATTAAGGGGCGTAGCTTGGACTGTAGTGAGGGCGTTGCCCTCAAGCTGGGCTTCAGGAGGAAGGGCATTGAGCAATTGCTGGCAATAAAACTGGATGATATCCCTGTTAAGTCTTCTACTAAGATTAAGCTTAAGCTCGTACAAATCAAAAGCGGGCAATCCCGCTCTAGCAGCCGCGTCCCTTATTACCTGTCTCGGCTTTCCTTTAGGACACGGGACCCCTTGTATCACGTTAAGCACAACCCGTTTCTCATGGGTAGAGCACTCAGCCAACAAACGATTAAGTTCACCTAAGCTGATGTTGATCTTCTTGCTTTTACTGGGGGTCTTATTCTTGAAGGCTCTAGCAGGGTTGTATAGTGGTAATCCCTTATCCTCCATAAGCCAGCGCCAGAAGGCATAGAACACATATAGCTCATAGACTATGGAGAGTTCCTTCTTACCCTGCTGCACACGAGCTAGCTTGTAGTCTGCTATGTCTACCGTAGTGAACTGTTCCAATCCTGTGTGGTTCGGAAACATAGCGAACAAGCGTTCTAGTACTTTGTCGTAGTATCTAAAGACTTTGCTACCTTTCATAATTAGAAGGTAGCTCTCGTATTGACCAAGCCATTCTCTCACGGGGTACCGTGCGGGGGTGGCTTTTTTATTTCCCATACCCTCTCCTTACCTTGGTGCTCCTTGGCCTTGTCCTGGCAACGCCGAAGCTTGGCCTACTTGTGGGCCAGGACGCAGAGCTTTGTTCCCTACATCCAACACATACATCTTCGCCTTATACAGACGTTCAAGCTGGTCTTCCATTTCCTTAGCAGGCATTTTTGTCTGCCCTTGGACAGTCTTCATGGCACTGTCTATTTCAGTAAGACGAGATCGTATCATCTCTGCTACGAATCCCTTCTCTAGTTCTGCTTTATGATCGTGTAAGTACTTAGGAGCTTCCTCTGGTAAGTTCTGTTGTAGATACCTAATAGTCTTTAGTGGCATTTCAGCATTGTCCGCAGCCCCATAAAATTGCTGACTAGCGGTAGCCATCTGTTGATCCATTTGAGAACCCATAAATCGAGAGATGGTGGGTCCAACTATAGGTGCAGTTCGAGCTTTGTCCATCAGAGTTTCAGGGGCTTTAGTATTCGTGGAAGCCTCAAAGAAAGGATTGAGATAGGATTCAGTCTGCGATGCACTGCCAGCAAACATGGAGCGAACTCCTGCTTCTACTCGACGAGGAGACGCTCCGCGAGCCCCAATAGTAATTCCTATACCCCCACCTATTGCAGCACCAGCGGCTCCTCCCATTAATCCACCTACAGCAGCTCCGAGTGTTCCACCTGCGGCTGCACCTAATGCACCCCCTCTTCCAATGGCCTTTGCGGGAGCAGAGGTACGAGGGCCAAACTGAAACTGAGGGTCAATGTCTTGTTGATTTGGGGGCACAATAGGATAACCAAAATCATCCTTATTTGCAAATTGTTGAACAGCAGTTTTAATGACAGGATGCGTTGCACTCGCTAGACTAGTAGCTAAGGAAGAACCTAATTTATTTTCATCCAAGTGCAAACGAATAGGAGACATATGCCCTAATACATCTAAGGCTTGTTGTGTACCAGTTCTGTCTTCTTTTCCAATAATGTTAGAGACCGCAGCTTCTACTGGATTTATCATAAACTGAGCAGGGTAAGGCTTGGGGATATTGAAGTGATAAGCTTTTTCTACCCCCTTTTCCTTGTAGGTCCAGGGTAAAAGAACAGTCCAGTTACGAAGACGTTCTTCTACATTGACTTTTCGGAGCAGGGAATTACCATCAGAGTCTTTCTGTTGTGCGTTCCAAGCTTGTAGAGCTATAGTAGCCGCTGCTGTAGCAGCTAAAACTCCCCCAATCCTCTTGGGGTCTTTTCTAAGTGCGTCCATCATCTGTGCAGTATACTGAGTCGCCGCGTTGACAAACATGAAAGCTTGATTAAGAGGCTGAGTTAAATCCCCCATACGTGAGAAGTCAGGAGCCCCTGACCGATACTTAGCCTCAAAGGAAGCTGACCGTTCATTGTGCCCGTCTAATCTAGCATTCCGCCAAGTATTAGTGCGGTTTACATTCTCCAGCATGGTAGCTACATCTTGTGCAGCATCTAGTATCTTACGTTGCTTTAGCTTCTCCCACGTTCCTATATCCGATGGGCTAGCTGCGTACTCCGGGTCAATAGCTGCTTGCCAACCTCCAAACGCAGCTCCGCTACGCACCATCTCCCTGAACTCCTGGTCTTGAGTGAGTACCGATTTAAAACTGCGGCCCCAGTTAGCAGCAAAGCGACCTACATCACTTCTATTAGACTCAGAGAGAATTAATCCAGCGCCAGCATGACCTATTAAGCTAGCCGCTTGAAAGGAAAGGTTAGCAACTGTGGCTCCACGCTTAAACTGATGTCCCCACCAGCTAGCTACGGCACCTAGAGCAGTCTTAGTAGCCGCAGGATAGTTCTGCATGGCATCACCTAAGTACTCAGGAACAGCATACAGGTTAGGCTTACCATCCACATAGTGACCAAGAATTGATTCACCTTTCTTAGCTCTGTACCCCTCTTTAACTTCTTTGAACTCTAATCCAATAGTTGCCGGGTAAGCAGTTGCCAAATCAACAGCATGTCTCATGGTATCATTACGGATGATCTGGTTAAATGCTTTAGCGTCCGCATGAGCAAGGGCTTCCCAAGGACTCACGTTGGTACGCGAGCTACCTTCCAGGGTTTTGATAACTGTCTGTTGACGCAGGTGTAAAGGCTGAGTACTCGAATGAACCTTGTTCTCAGCCATGTCATCCATGATACGTTCTAGAGGAATATACTCATTACCCCTAGAGACATACTTCTGGTAGGCTTCATCTGTTATTAATCCATTACTGTGAAGTAGATCAAGAATATGTTCCCTAGATTTAAACACACGATTAGACAGGTCATTCAATCGAGTCCAGTCATTAAGCCCATGCCATTGCTGCATGTTACTTAATTCTTGCTGAAGCGTCTGTGGAGTATAGCTCCCAGGTACAGCCTCACCAGCGGCAACCTTCTTATCTATTTCATCATGATACTTTTGTAATTCCTTGAGCTTATCTTGAAAGGCAATATTCTCACGTACCGTATTATTTGGATTCTGAAGGTCCTGCTGAGTCTGCTGCATCTTCTGTTGAAGGTCCTGCTTATGCTCCTCTAGAACATCAAAGCCCCGCTGATAAGCTTTTAGATTGAGAAGCTTCTCCAGGCTATTCATTAGCCCAGCCTTCTTAGCATCTGCTTTGATATCACTATACTGCATCTGCTGATACCAGCGTTGGCCCAAGGCACGACCTTTAGCATCTCTGAGAGCTAGGTAAAGACTCTGAATATCTGGTATGTTTAGATTCCGAAATACTTTCCCAGCTTTATCAAAGGCCATCAAACCCCGAGCTATGTACCCCATATTGTTCTTATCTTGTACATAGACAAAGGGATCAATACCTTTAGCCATTTGCGCAGGTAGAGCCTTAGTCCTCTCAAGCCAAGTAGTACTCCGATTCTGGTGCATCTGTTGCTCAGCTTGAATTGCCTGAAGCTGAGGGGAGGGGTAATCTCGCTGGGTTGGCCCGTTGAAGAACTGGCTGGCCCTCATATTAGCATTTGAAAGAAGAGTCTTTATGAAAGGTGCGGCTGCTCTCACACGGGGGCTAGTGAGCACTTCTGGCGCAGTAAAGCCTACTGTAAAGCCAATCATTCCTCCTATAGCTCCGCCTACTGGACCCCCAAGGATTCCCCCTACTTTCATTCCAACTAAGGCCCCTGCTGTTCCACTTACTAAGCTGGTAGTGCCAGAAACTCCCCGTTGGTTCCAACCTTGACGAGCCTTAGCCTTCTCAATGGCTTTTCCAAGGTCTTCCCAGCCCGGTTCAATTGTAAGAGTTGAACTCTTTCCAAGGGAGTTATCTTTACTTTGAATACGAACTTCTCTATTAGTCTGCCGATCCTTAATTAAGTCTAACTCAACTGCTTTTACAACCCTAGAATTATTTAACGCATTAAACTCATAATGTCCTAATCCAGCCTTTCGTACAACATCAGGATTAGACAGAATAGCCTGAAGTGCCTTGTCTATTGTCATAGACTTCAAATGAGGAAACGCAGCTTCAGCAACTTCCTCGTGCATAGCTACATCCCAAGCACCCCTGATATGATTATCTATAAAGTGTGTAGCACCCTTAGAATCCACTAAAAGGAAACCCACCGCACCTTCCGTAGTTTCCGGGGTGACTCTAGAAACAGTTATATTAGCCTCTCCTCTATGAGTGTTAATTAAGTCTCCATCTGGGTTTCTTACTAACTTACCCAGCCTCTTAACTCTAGTTATGAAGTCATCCACTGAGGGAGTTTCTAGAGAAACAGGCGTGACTTTGCCACGTAAGGGTTCACCAATAGCCCCGCGTTCACCTTGTCGTCCACCCGGCTGGGTCCTACGTTGATCTAGTATCCTTTGAGCTTCTTCAGCTACACCCCTAAACAAACGGCCCTTTTCCTTAAGCGTCTCAGCATGTTGAAAGAACTCTTCATCTGTAGGAATGGAGCGTAGGTTCCTACCAAAGACAAGATCGGCTTCTTTCTTTGTCCAAGAGTCTAGAAGACTATTAGGTTTAATAGCTCCGTTCTCATCTACTTCAGGAGTTACGTTGGGCCTGCGTCCTGTACTCGCGGGCTTGGTGTATTTACCCAAGTCTATATCAATAGCTCTTAGTTCTTTTTCCAGGTCTTCAATTCCAAGATCGTGGATAGAAGCACCTGTCTCTTGAGCTACTTGGATTAAATCGGTGAACTTTCTCGCAATGCTCTTACGATCAGCTAAACGCGAGGCTAGCCAAGCTTTTCCTTCCTCTCTTGATGGACCTTCAGGCAATCCTATTATCTCAATATCGTCAAAAGGAGAAGTAGGAACACGACCTTGAGCTTCATCTGCAAGAGAACGAAATGCTCTACGAACAGTAGCCTCTGGTTTGACGGCTATTTTCTCCCCTGTTCTAGGATCAATTCCTGATTGAACAGGTCCGCCCCCAGAACGCAGTTCTACAAGTTCACCTTTAATTCCACGGTTCTTAATAGTATTCTCTGTCTTATCTTTAACACCTTTTGACTGAGCCTCTAGGCGCTCTGCCCCCTTAAGGAAAGCATCTTGATGCTGTTCCACACTTTCACTAGGCAGTGTGTTCATGTACTGTCTAGAAGCATCACGAGTCTGACGTTCTATTTCTTTACTCTTAGATTGAAGATCATTAGCCTGTTGATCGTTCTCCGCTAGATCAGCTTGACGCCCTAAGTCTGCAACGGAGTCAAACCTACGATGAAGCTCACCCATAAACCTACCAAAGGTTACTGGAGAAGGCTCGGGTTTAGGAGCTTCAACTTTAGGAGTCTCAATACGAGCTTGTACAGACTTAGCTTCCTCAGCCTTAGGAGCCACACCTCTACGTTCCTCTCCCATATAGTGATCTATAAGAGTAGGGGCATTACGGCGTTCAACTGGTTGAAAACCAGACTTACCAGAAGCCGCATCAAGTAACTGATCTGCACGCACCTCAGCAAAGCGGTTGTCAACGCCCTTAGCAATCATGGCGTCTACAAGAGCATCATGAGTTGGGAGACCGGGCTTAGGGGCTATGAGAGCAGAAGGCTCCGAAGGCATACCTACTTGAGCCTGCTTATCTACAACAGGGGCATTTCCAGACTTAGACGCTCCATCTGTTCTAACGGGAGCCTGTGCCTCTGTAGGAGCCTTAGTTGCGAAGTCAAGGTGTAATTGCTGCCCACCAGTTTCAGAGATAGGACCAATAGGGGTGGTTTTATTTAGTCCGGCTTTAATCTGTTGGGTTCGAGCACTCACAGCATTAACATCAGAAGCAGGTCTTTCACTTCTAGGGGTAACCTTAGCCTGTCCCCTCATTTGATCTATGCTTTGTTCAAGTGGGGTAGGCCGCCTAGTCATAGCAGCATCGGTTAAGATAAAGGGAATAGCGCCTACAGCGGTATCTAGGGCTTTATCAATGTCCTCATTACCTGTACTATAGCGACCTGTTTTAGGATCAGGACTAGATTCTTTACTGAACATTTGACGAGCAAGGTTCTGCCAAGGTTCAATGATGGTACTAATGTGTTGTTGGATACCAGCGGTAGCTAGGTTAAACGGGGAACTAACTGCCCCGAGGACATCACTTCCTAACTGACCTGCTCGACGAAGTGTAGCTCCTGCATGAGCTGCTACTGTACCTGTTAAGATAGAGGGAGGAGCGTTACGATCTACAGGCAGAAGACTGGTGATTAAGTCTTTGCCTTGCTCTAATTCTTGAGGAGAGAAGCTAGGTTTAAACGCAGAAGGAGCATCCTTAAAGGCATCTAGAGTTTGCTGTCCTACAGCCAGATAAGGGTCTATCATTTTCTGGGCAGCTTGTTGGTTATAGATAGTGGTAGTAGATGGACGCACATCTCCCTTCGCCCGAGGGCGAGTATCTAAACTAGAAGCAGCCTGAGTAGTAGGAGACGGCTTAGAAGGTAACCAGCGCATCTCGTACATAGCTCTCTTAGTCTCATCATTCATGTCGAGCTTGTTTAAGGCTCCTGTGAATGCCTTCTCATCTCCTGGTGTATGATAAGTCTCCCAGAGTTGTCTACGTTCACTATCCCGTAGGGGAGAGTTACGTATGATGTCTAGGAGCTTATCCTCACCTGGAACAGAAGGAAGCTGTGTACCTTGAGGTTGAGGGTCTTGAGGCATAGTTAAGTCTAGTAGTGCCAGTTTTTATCTACTTCTCGTGGAGCATTAGCAGCTTCAGGAGGAAGCTGAGAAGGAGCTGCGTTATCATATGGCTTAGGATTGGCAAGCCATTCAAAGAAACCTATTCCCTGACTAGGGGCAGAACTACGCTTCCACTGAGCCCTCTCAGTATCCCTCTTGGTCATTGCAGCATTAAACTCTGCTTTACGTTTGTTATAATCGGATTGAAGTTGGTTCTTTGCTATAGGATCAATATCCGACATCTTACCAGCGATGCCGGAAGCTTCCTTAAATTTATCAAAGCTATCAAGGGCAGGTATGTCTCTATAGACAGTCTTATCCTCTTGGGATATAAAATCCTTAATGTCTTTAGGAGGCTGTGTGATATTTTGTTCTGCCTGAGTTCTAGCACCCGCACCTGCTCCTATGTTTTGGAGATGAAATGTCTTAAGGCGTTCCCCTTCCGCTCTTTCGGGAGACCCCTGGGGGAAACCCAATAAATTACCTATATGCTCTTCAAAGGAACCCGCAGGTTGATTCTTTTTTTGAATAGTATCTAGAGCTTGTCCATATCTCTCTGTCTGCTCAGGAGTAGCCTTGTTAATATCGGCATCTGGGGGCAAACCTGCTTGTATTAAAGCACGCCTATGCATTAGCATTGCCGGATTAATTGTGCCTTCTATTCGTTCCTGCCCTTGTCGTTCTGTTTCTTGACGATGACGTTCCAAGTCTAAGTACATACTACTCTGTGCATTTGCCCTCTCTGCTTGGGCCATTTCTAGAGGCGCTCTAAACTTTCTTTCTTCAATTTGACCCATCATATCCTGAGCCTGTAACTGAGGCATCATCATCTGATAGGGCATCATCATGTTCTGCATCATCTGTTGGCGGCGATATTGCTGAGCCCCCATTAGACCTTGCATCATTCTAGATATACCCCCACCTACACCCTCAGGTCCTTGTGGACTTGGAATTGAGCCCATTGTTAAGAAGGCGTTATCTAGCATACCCGCCGCTTGAGGATGGTTCCTAGCTAGCCAGCTATTAGGACTCATAGTAGCGTAAGGGCTCTGCATCTTTTGAGCCATCTGTTGATAAGGAGCCAGCATATCATTTAGCTGACCGCTGAAGTCACCGCTGCCAAAGTTACTGGGTTGATTTGTATTTTGATCGAATGGAGGCATTTTAGAATCCACCGCCGCCTGCGTTATATCCGCCTGAATCACCAGAGCTAGCTCCACCACCTGACCATCCACTTGACGGGAAGAATGGTGAGCCACCACCTCCCCCACCTTTTGCTGCTCCAGCTAATCCACTCATCCCCCCTGTCATACCCATACCTGCTATCCCAATTCCAGCCCCTATAAGCTGGGGAAGCCATGAACCTAGCCCACTCTGCTTCTGTGTTTGTGTCTGCCCAGTTTGCAACGGTCTAAACTGAGAAGCCATCTGCCCAAAGTTCTGTTGAGCTGTGAAAGCATTTTGCATTGGATTAAGGAAGCCAAGATTAGCTCTCATTCCACTATTAGCCCGTGATTGATTCTGCATCATTTCAAGCATAGCGGGGTTATTGCTTTGGCCCATTCCAGATGCAGTCCAGTTACGTGCAATATTGGACATAGCAGACCCGCCCATCAGGTTAGCTTGCTGATTCCCCATTTGCTGTTGCTGTTGAAAGAAGGGATTCTGAAAGGGATTGTTCATGTACCCCATTGCCATCTGGGAGAAAGCAGGCGTCATTTGATTATACGCGCTCATCCCTGCTTGATTGTACTGATTAGTGGATGTCTGTGTATTAGTAGTACTCATAGTTTAAAGCGCCTTTATATACCTATATTCTGGCTCACTAGAAAGTCTAAAAGCTCCCCAAGTTTTAACAGTATCATTCATGGCTTGGTTTGAAACATGTACATTGAAGTAGTAGTTCTTTGCTCCCTGTGCAGCTAGAACCGTCTCCAGGTCCCGCCAAAATACTGCTCGCATACGCATGGATAGCTTATCTGGTTGAGGATAGATAACCGGATCAATTTCAATTGCCGTTCTAATAACTGCCTTCATTGCGCCTTCAGGAGTATCTAAAGCAAGTACAGTACCTTCCCTAGAGTCCCCACTCTGTATTACTTCTGCCACTTCTTCTGGCGTTGCAATTCTAATCCTGTTAATCATTACTTCCCTCCAAAGTTAATAAACCTCTTAGCTACTTCTCCTAAAAAGAATCCTACAGCACTTCCAGCCCCCCCGAAGTACCAAATCTTTCTCTCTACTCCCCTGATATCCTTTGCTAAGACCTCATCTCTTTCAACTAGGTAAGGAATAACCTTCTCAAAGCTTCCCTTTAAGTCAACAACAGCCTGAGCTACAGTGGCCTGTCCTTTTACAAGTTCTATTAGTGTTTGTTCCGTAATTTCCATATTAGGATACCAGTATGTTCCATTTCACAGAATTCACTACTATGTTTCCAGCAGTGGGATTGCAAACTCTAATTTTAACTTGCCCTGCTGCTGAGACGTAAGCAGCCCACGTTAAATTCCCTGTAGCATCCAAGGGTAGTACAGGATTAGCATGAGCGATTTGATTGGTAGAAGCCCCTAGAAGATTAACGAGAGCTTCCTTACAAGTAGCAGCATTTACTGTGCCAAAGACTAGCGTAGAACTACTAGATAACCGCTTAGTAGTAGCCTGCTTCTGCACGTCATCAATTCTCTTAGCGTACTCTGCAAAGAGCTGGTTGATAACATGTACTGCGTCGGGATGTTGAAGATCAGTTAGTCTTGCTGGTCTACTTGGCATATTACATTCTCATTGAGGGCAGGATTTCAAAGTCAAAGCCATCTAGTACATCTGTAACTAAACTAGCAGGACTTGTAAAGGTTAATTGATACCACTTGTACCTACCATCTTGGGCGACCATAGGAACAAATAGATCACCAAAAATGTCCTGTTGTAAAGGTGTAGCAGGGAGCACTAAAACTCCCCCTGTGTCTAGGTCTGTATCTGTAATAGCTCCTTGAACAGTTACAGTTAGCAAAGGATCAGAAGTGGTAGCTATGATTTTATTGAAAGCCTTAGTAAGCCCTTCATCCCCAAAATCTAACCAAGAAGTCTTAAGAGTTACATCATAGGACACTGGAGTATTAGTCACACGATCTTGTGGAACAATAGTATCTTTCCACTCATAGATTGAACCCGCATTTGCTGCGAACATCCATCGAGGGGCACCTGTTCCATCTATGAAAAACAAGCTAGCTGTAATGGTATCAATAGGCACCCATACGCACCAGCGTTTAGATCGCAGGTTATACACGCAAACTGTGTTTGGTTCGGTACTGGCACTAGGGATATAGAGCATGTAGTATTCCGAGGTGCCTTTTTGAACAAAAGAGGCATGTATCTTTGAAACATTAGCGACACTTATAGTATTTAGTACATCCTGAATAGGTGTTCCCACATCCTTAAACGTATTGAAGTCCGATTCCATTACTCTAAAATCAGGAGTGATCCACATGGTTCCAATAGGTTGACCCTCAGAGTAAACAATCTTCCAACTATCCATATTCAGTACTCCAGCTTCATTGAACTGGATTTCAGGCTTCTGGAAGTTACTGGGTGAGTCGCCAATTAACCGACGTATACATCGCTCTGTAGCGATCCACAAAGTTTCCCCGTCACTCATTATACCTTGAATAGTCTCAGCAGTTTCACTGACATCCATTTGGTTCGTAGCAGGATACGCTTCTTCCCATTTAGAAGTAATGGTACCTGTAGATGTAGTTACGTCATCAAGGTTCTTACTAAAGTAAAGAGTACTCTGGATACTGCCGTATATCCGGCCTTTATGCTTAGTTGGGAAGTTGAAAAGTGGCGGTATATTGTTATTAGCCACTCCATGCAAGCTACCATCTTGATTAGTCTGTTGATAGATAGGCTGTGTTAACAGGACAGAATCCGGCATTGTATCTGTGTACGTAGTTGTAGCATTTAAAATCTGAGCCACTAGATACAGAGTTGTTTCATCCCCACCATCTGCTGTTGCTAATAGAAGCTTCTGGTCTACTTGGGGATCACTAGATACAGGCAGACCACTTAAAGGCTGACCTTGATTTGTTAAAGGTCCTGTACTGGCTGAAAATGGATACAGACCTGAAGTGTGCCCTGTCTTTGTATTTTGAAAGACAATAGTATAGATTCTTCCACTGAGTAGTGTTATTCCTGTCCCCGCTGGGGCACCTAGAACAATAGCACTGCCACTTACATAAGCAGTAATTGTAACGAAGTCCATTGAATAGGTGCAGGCTTGACCTGAAATGTTGGAGACGACAATCACAACTCCAAAAGGCACTGAGTTTACATCTGTACCAGTCAGAGACAGACCCCACGTATCATTGGAACCACCCAAGGTCAGGAAGCCATTCACAGTAGAGAACTGCACTAATCTATACGCACTCCAATGGGTAGCATCCTTCATTACTGCAATAGCTACTTGATCCCCTGCTGTTACATCTGTTTGTTTCCCTTTTATATCTACTTTCACTCCTGTAATAACAGAAGCAGCAGGTGTAACTGCGAATCCAAAATTAGTCCCTTGTAGATAGTCACTTGTAGTTTGTCCTGCGGTAAGATTAACAGCAGCGAAGTTTCCATCCTGAACTTTGATGTTGTTAGGGTTAGCCCAGACCGGAGAACTCCCTCCATTAGCAACATCCGCAGCCGTACCAGGAGCATTGGGTCCATTAGTAGAAGCTGGATTCCCTTTAATATCTATTCCCCAATTAGTAAGATTCCCTGCGATAGTTGTGCCGTCCCACTTAACGGAATCAGCTTGCACGCCATCCGCGAAGTATCCATAGTTTCTACTAAGGACCATTCTTGGAGCAAAGTTTGCAGAGAGAGAAGGAGTAAAAACAGGGGACAAATAATTGAGTCCCGTTGTCTCGGAGAGAGCTAAAACATTAGCTGTGGAAGTCCATATCATGTTCTTCAGATTAAGACTTTCACTTCTGAAGCTAAATCCTTCTCTATAAGGAATACTGGGAACTTGATTGGAGTACTGCTGGTATCCTCTACGTCTCTGTATAACTCCCCGATTAATAGGCTCAACATTAGTCATCAACTGAAACAAATCAGGGTTCTGCGCAGGCGGAAGAGTATAGCTATCCTGTCCCGCAGTCCAGAAGCTCTTACGAGTCACACGTAAAGCCCCCTGATAGGGGAAGTATCTATTCTTCTCTTTCGCACCAATGATGTTTAATTCAGGCATTATTACTTTTCATAACCCAGGAAGTTCGCACGCCATGTGAATGAAACAGTAGCAGCAGGAGTCACTACTACACGAAGTACGGTACCCGCAGCAAAAGGAATCGGTTCTGCAAAGGCTTTCTCAATGGAAGCAAACTGAATTCCATAGACTATATTCTCAGTGATAAGTTTAGTTCCTGAGGGGTTCTCTAAAGAAAGAGTTCCAAGAAATACTGGACTATCCGTGTTTGGTAAGTTAGTCTGGTAGCCCCCCGCTTCTAGTTCTTGAAGATAGAAGGTCTTTCCCCCCGTTACAGTATAGGTTAATACTACTTGATCCGCAGTAACAGCAGTTGTGACTAGTGTGCCCGTCTTTCCAATTACTGTTTTACTGTCCACATTACCAAGAGAAACAGGCTGTGTTTGTGCTGATCCATCTACTAATAGAGCATTTGTACTATTCAAAGAGACCGGAGTATAAACCTGTGAGGGATTTTTCCCTGACAAAACAGCCTTCACTGTAGCCGCAGTATCTCCATCAGTAAGAGTCTGGTTGATAAAAGAGGAAGCAACAGGGGGAGTTACTCGTTGGTGGATAACCTGCATACGGAAAATAGTCTGGGGAGTAGCTCCATTTGTGTATACTACCCTGAAGTACCGAGAGATACGTCCAAAGACCATATGGACACCGCCCCCTGCTGCTGAAGCGGGTATCCCGGTGTTCTGTTGGAAGTCCCAATTCGTCCCCTCACTGCTCCACTGAATGCTCAATCCGGTAGCTACTACTGAAGGTTGGTCAGTAAAGATACTTAACCGAACCGCCGTGAAGGGCAGCATGTCAGTTGCAGGTCCAGTGAACACACCATTAGACCCCAGAGGAGTAGTTGTGGAGCTATGTGTATCAACGAAACCATCTGCGTGCTCAAACACATCTAACGTAGACACAGCTTGGCTAATCTGATTAAAGGTAACCACAGACCCACTAACCAAGGAAGCCCTTAATCTAAAGCTGTCCATTCCAGCTATGCTACCGAACCAGGACCCATTTTGGGTGGTGCTAGAGATAGAGGATTGGCTTAGGGCTTGCGAAGCGAGCAAAGGGCCAAAGGGTAGCAATTGAACAGTCTGATACACAATTCCATCAGAGCTGGCTTCAAAGAAGACTGTTCCAGTCCAAGTCCCTGAGATATCAAAGCGGACAGTCTGTGCTCCCACTAAGTTGACGGTGTTCATTTGCCCGTCAGTTAGGGTAACTGTAAGTTGTTGGTTAGGGAAGGTAGTAATCCCTACGTTATTAAAGAAGCTCATACTATGTAATCCACCAGTTCCCAGAACCATCCGCTATTACATCTATAGATGTGTATTGGGAAGTAAAAGTTTTAGTCGATGCACCGTCAATTAAGTCCCCCCCGGATATCCCTACAGTAACAGTATTTCCATCACTGGAGGTTTTTTTAACCCGAATGGCCTGGTTTTTATTTGAACTAGAAAGAGGGAGAGTAATAGTGAATCCTCCCCCTGTAGTATTGGCTAGAACTACATCTCCTGCTATAGCGGTATAGGTTGTAGTTTTAGCTATTGAGTTCCAAAGAGCAAGACTAGTAAGGGGTAGAGGAATATTGAAAACATTCGTCCCCGTGAAAACATTATTGCTGGTCAGAATATTAGTTGGGACTGATCCACTCGTAGCCGCAGGAACAACTGTAAGAGAGGGGTAGCCTACTAGATTGATAGGACCCGCCCCAGTAAAGCTGTAAGCCGCAGTCCAAACAGCTATGTTATTCGTATTGAACAGAGTTATAGTGTAGTAGGTGTCTTTAACTCCATCCGCCATATCTACAACTACATCATTTCCCCAAATACTAACTGCAACAGCCGTACCTATTCCACTTGTACTGAGCTTAGGCACAATAATACCTGTGCCAGTTACATACAGATCATACACACCCGTAGGTGATACAATAGCCGCCTGCATGTAACCAGAGACAGCATTGCCTGTCAAGTCTATGAAGTTCGCATTGATTACGATTGGAGAGGGCATAAGTTTCTAAAAGAACGGGTCTAGGTAGCCGAGAATCTGAGTATTAACATAGCTATTACTATCAGGCCGGATGAACTCAACTCCCTCGGGGAATTGGTTCTTGTCCTGAATCATCTCAGTCAGACCTGTCTTGAAAATCTGAAAGTGCATCTGAGCTTCTTCAACCTTGCCCATCAACTTCATGGCAAGAGCTGTTACACCTGCTATAACCACGTCTATGTAATCATCAGGGATTTGAAGATACTGATCTGCTGTAACTAGCTTAAGCCTGTTCTTGTAGTACTCAAACTTAATAACATAAGCCCCAACAGGCTGAAGAGTATTAACCCTCGGAACTGAAGCCCCACTAGTCAACAGCCCAGTCCCCGGCTCAGTCCAGTCGGTACCAAATAAAATAGGCACAGAGTTCTGCTTCGTCTCTGTGCCTTCATTAGTAGGTATGCCGTTAACAAGTGTAGCTTGCACCGCATACACATTGTAACGATTATATTGTACTCCTGACACACTAAAGCCGTCAGGGAGAACTCCGAAAATGCCAAGCGCGGGACTCTTCACCACTGCTAAGCTATTCGCTGGGATAAAAAGAGGAGCACCCGTAGTTGTAGAAGTACTCTCCCCGCCTAGAGAGTCTACAAAGGTGATCTTTAAAAGGTATGTACGTAAAGGTAGAGCACCACTCACAGTAGTCTGAACTATAGGAACCTGAGGAGCTGGCTGCGTGTTATTCTGATTGTTCGGGGGAGGAAATATCTGTAATATATTAGGATCGTTAAGATTCTGAACAAACACAGCAGGTAATCCCGGTCTTCCTGCCCCTGTGCGGTCAATGAGATTCGGACCCTGCGGAGAACTAAACAACCACTTAAGAGCCTGCTGATTAGACAGGTCCATTACAGAGTCTTTCTTAAACTGATACACATCACTCAAGTTCAAGTTAGTCTCGACTGTACCTGCTGGTCCGGTATTCTGAGGACCTACCCAATAAGATGACTGCCCAAGCTCTGTAAGAAAGTACTGAGGCTCACTTTTAAGAAAAGGCCACCGACTAAACCTGAGCATCTGCTTATGAATACGATTGGTATAATCAATGAGCACCGGCTGCCCAGATGTACCAATCTGAGAAGACAATTGATTACGAACGTCCTGACTGACCCCGTTGATTACGTCAGAAACTTTGGGAAAGCTAGTATAGCTCATAGACTGCAATCCACCCTAAGGGTCCTATCTCTAATGATTTTGAGTATCTTGCCCGTTGATTTTTTCATAGGTACGCATAGCGCCCAAGCCTAGCATACCGAATAACAATGTCATTAATGTGCCAAGATCAAGAGAAGGGAACTGAACTGGATGCTTTGCTAAAGCTGCAATCCAGGTTACAATAGGATTTACAATGAACTGAATCCCCAGCCCTGAACCACATATCCACCCAATGAAAGGCCGCCAGCCTGCTACGAACATCTTAGGACTAGCCGCTTCTGCTTTATCTATATCTAGCTGACCCTGAAGCTGAGCATTCAACTGGTCCTGTAACTTGCTTTGTAACTGAAGCTGAATCGCTTCAATCTCAGCCTTCTTCTCAAAGGCAATTGTAGGATCAACTTTAAAGACACTTACTATGTCCTTGAAGGCTGAACCTATTGAGCCCCCGATTAGACTTCCAAAATCAAATCCCATAACTACCTCTCCAGTTTTCTTGCTATCTTATTAGCAGTGTCTTCGCTCTTGCATTCGCAGATTAGGTGTCCTGCTTCGTGTGCTAGTGTGTGCTCTACGTTTGAGTCAATTGTATAGTGAATGTAATCCGCATTCACAAAGGTTTCATTCCAGCCCATTAGAGTAAAAGCTGTCTCTGTTTGACCCTCAAGCTTGTACTTATGAAGAGCCTCTTGCCAGTCGGCTCTATCTAATACTGTAATGCTCCAATAACTTACCATTGGCTGTCCTGTAAAATTCAACCTACTAGTAAGAAACTTAATCCGGTCAAAGTCGTAGACTTCTCTCGCGTGAACCTGTATATTGACTAGAGGAGCAGGAGTGGATAGTCTAACAAAGACCAGTAAGAGAGCAATAGCTAGAATGAATTTACGCATCGTCTCTTCGCAACCAGCCTTTCAAGAACACCGCGTCCTCAGGATGAGTCACAACTATCTGTTTATGATACTGTTCAGCAGATGCTCGAAGAATGGTAGTTAAGGACCCTGACGGGTGGAGATTCGTAAGCCTTTCAGTATTAGGCCCATAAATCCCATCTAGGTTAGTTCCTACAGCCTGCTGGAGTATCTTCACTGCGTGACTCTTGCCTATGTTAACTCCTAGATCGAAGACCTTCCAGGCTATGTACTGGTCGTTGAGACCATCGTAGTCCCAAAAGTTCTTGTGGTAGAAGTCTATTATTAAACCCTGTAGCTCACTAATCTTTTCAAGCTTTAGATCAAGTGGCAGCATAATACCACCTTCAGCTTTAGCTTGATCTATGATAGTCCAACCAGCCCACTTAGGCCAGTTCTTTCGACTGATCCCCCGGTAGGTCTCCCCACCGGAGTCAAGGTGATTATTTGAGTAACCACCTTCCCAGAGTTCAGTCTTAGCTACGGCTTCTTGAAACGAGGCCATCTTAGTTGTCGTTTAGGCCCTTAAGTTCTGGATTAACTGCGGCACCTAGTTGACTCTTAGACATGATCCGAGCCATAACCGCATCCTGCCTCGGCTGTAGAACTCTGATGTCCCCGCGCATTCTATTCGCTAGGAGACGCTTAACTTCAAACGCCATCTCTGGACTCACAAAGTACTTCCCAGGGAGAAACGATTCAAAGTTAACTGAAACCCCAGTGTGGGGTTCACCAAAAATATCTGTATCAGGAATCTCAACCCACTCCCAATTGTTCTTATCTTCATTTGCTTTGATGACATCTGTTGCAGACTTAGCTGCTTGAACATCAACTCTGTTCCTCCGAGTTGCATTAGTAGAAGGAACTGACTTGCCTACGTGTCTGTTTTGTAGCACTGAGCCGATTGTGTCGTTACTCATTTAATTCACCTTTTCCCTTGTGGGGATTTAGGATAGGGGAGGTATCTTAAGCCTCCCCTTTTCCTCTTGCGTTACGGACACCCTAGCGAAACGCAGAAGTACCAGGGGCCGAAGAACTTAGTTATTGATACTGTTCTGACCAGCCGAGACAATCGCCCAAATCCAGTTCTGGTTGGTGATGATCGTCTTGAATGCGAATTTGTATCCGAGCTTACGGGTCTGTTGCAAGGTATCCGTCTGTCCGCCAGGAGCAGCCGCGTACACGCGGAGGTTCTGAAGATCAGAAATCTGATACGCATTGCGAGCCACGGCATAGCTAGTGAACAGCTTGTTAGCTGCGCCAGAGGTAGCCTGTGAAGTGAAAGCAAAACCAGGAGCGTTAGTCTTGACGATGCGGAAGCCCGACAACTCTTGAACTTCGCCGCGCCAGATACGTTCCGGCTTGCCGAACTGGTTAGACGCCTTGAAGTCAGGGTCCTGCAACATCGAAGCATGAACCTGAGGAGCGATCACGAGAACATAATCCCCGTCATCGAAAGGCCGTCCGCCCTGATCCATAAGGTTAGCGTGAAGGGCAGTCAAATCAACATACCCAATCTTGTCCGAAGCGGTAGTAGTCGCGTTAGAGACCTTACCGTTCGGGCGATACACGTTAGACGCATTGGCTAGGACGTTATAGATAAGAATATCATACGTTTCGGCAGCGTGCAATCCGAGAATATACAGCGCACGGCCAACCACGTCATGCTTGGAAGTCAGCTCAGCAAGATCAGACAACCGGAGCACTAGACCATACTGTTCTGCCACAGCGGTAAACTGGCTCATAGAGAGCCCAACCGCATCCGGCATAATCCCTTCAACCAACTGAGTTGGAGTTAGCGAGGTAGTGAGCTTCTCCAAGCGGTTGAACTGAATCGTCTTAGACGAGTTCGAGGGAATAGGGTCTTTGTCGCCGAACTGATCGAGCACCGTCATTAGGACGGCCACTTCGAGCAGCTTAGCGGAGAAATACGTCTGTTGGTCACTCGCAAGTGAACCAGCAGGACCGGGAGTTCCAACCGACCCAGTGATAACAGTAACGACATCATCACCGAAGCCAAACAGAATCCCGACGAGGGAGCGAAGTTTAGATACGAACATTAATTTTCCTTTGTTCCCTCACAGAACTTTAGATGTCTAGTTTGACCCCTCGACCTTCCATATCAGCGATGACAGCTCGAATGCCTTCGATGTTCTTAAAGGACGGACGGGCAGCTTGCGTAGTAGACGGTGAGGTAGTGGTGGCTTGGACAGTAGTACGTACAGGTTGGACCTGCGTCTGTGTAGGGGTTTGAGTTTGCGTAGCTTGCGCTCGCAATAGCTCGGGCATTTGCATACCTTGGGCTGTCAAATAGGCCAGCTTGTAGAGCCCTGGCAGCCGAGAGTGGAACCGATGGTCCTGTTCACTTATGGAGATAGCCTGCTTAAGTTCGGGATTGAGATCGAGGGCTTTAGTATAATTAGGAGTGCCTACGAAACTCTTAGACGCTGGAAGTTCCAGTGCTAAGGTCTCTACAGCCTGATCCCGCGCAGCTTTCTGAAGAATAGGTTGAAGCGGCTTAACGGCATCGAAGATAAACTTCGCTTGCACATCTCGGTAGGCTTCAGGGCCACCCTTCTTAGCTGCATTATACAAAGCATCTAGATATTGATCGGGTTGCTGATAGTAGTCCACGGTCTCTTGTGTTTGACCTTGAACACCTACTGGCTTACCTGTGATCGGATCAATCCCAGTTGTAAGGGCATATCTCTGTCGCAATTGCTCGATCACGGCATCTTTTTCATTGATACCGCGAGTTGCATCCTCGGCAGTTTTATAGACTGATTTCTCCCCTTGCAGGAAGAAGTCAGACTTAACCTGTTGTGTAACAGGCTGCTGAGTTTGCGTGACCGGCGTCGCTGTAGCCTGTTGTACAGGCTGTGTTACCTGTGACGGTTCTGCCGGGAAAAGAGAATCAAACGTCACATCGTCGAGAGCCGCTGGAGATTGGTTCAATTGAACTACTCCACCGGGGGCTATCTGGTCTAATGTAGGGTCTGGCATACTGGTATCCTTGTGGGAATCCCGTCAAATTTAAGTCCAAGTAGCTTGTGGCTACTCCATTCCAATTCGTTCAATCTGTGAATCTATTAACTTGAATGCTTCCAACTCTTCATCAAAAGCATCTGTAGGAGCCGGGGCTGAAAGCTTTGTAGCTTTCATAACCAGCTCTTGTACATATCCCAACCAGAAGACACCTGCTTGAAGGTAATCCGCTTCCCGAAGGTCTTTGTGGAACTCCTTGGAGCACTTACTCTCAAGCATCTGTTTCTGAAGGTTGAGACGATCAATCAAAGCAATGAAACCTGGATGATGAGCTAGTGTGCCTACAGCATCCTTAGTTTCCTTGGTCCACGCCTGAGCAGAACGTGGAGCTTTGACTTCTATTACTTTATATCGTACTTCTACTTTCCTTTTAAACCAATCAAACATAACCCCTCCAAGGTTTAACTATCGAGCGCCAGTGCGAAAATCCGAAGCGCCGGATGGACTGTGAACACTTGCGCCCATTGGACCTGAATCAGGAGACACAACCTTGCCTTCTCCGTCAAAGCCAATCGCCGAAGCGAAAGACTGAGCAACCGGATGAGCATACGTGTGTTCTGGCTGATAGGCTGCGTGGCCATCGAGATTAAGAGACTTTCCGAGTTCCATAAAAAGTGATTCCTTTCTTTAGAAGTCTACCGTTCTGTGTAACCAATTGCAGTTAGCACAAAGGAGTCGGTAGCCCTTTCCTTGTTGTGCTAAAACCTTTTTGTATATCTGATGCGGAGAGCCCAAAAGTTTTCGCTCTTGATTCCCGCCACCTTTAACATGATCTACGTGTAAAAGACGTTCATCCGTACAACCTACAGTTCCATCGTCGTTCAACCATCGACAATTAGGGTTAGCACATCGTTCACCTAAAAGGGCTAAAACTGCTTTTCTAATTTGTCTGTCACGGTCTCGACTTGCAGGATAGGATATAGTTTTGACACGGAAAATATAACATGGTTTGCAATTACGGACTCCTGTAGAGGGAGAGATAAAAGTATTAGCCTCTGTAATCTCATGCCCATTTTTACAGTGTGTTTGGTCCGCCCTCCAGCGTGCCATATTATGTTATCCTTTCTTTCTA